AAATGTTTTTACTACTATACAAAAAGCCCATGAAGATTATGAAAAAGATTTATCAATAGATGAACTTATAGATTTACATTTAGAAAAATATAATCCTGCCCTTACTCGTGCGGCTAGGATTAATTTTGAATCTATGGTAGATGAAATAAGAAACGAACAAGAGCCTAATGAAAATGTTGTTGAGGATATATTAACTGCAGTACACAAACGTAATCTTGCACACAAGGTAGCAGTAGTGGCTACAGATATATTCAATGGTCACTCCAGATCTTTCAATGATATCAAGGATTTACTTGAGGGTACACAAGAAGAAGTTCAGGAAGAAGAAGCAGTGACAGATGATATAGGAGAACTTATAGAAAGTTTAGAGATACAAACTAAGTTTGAGTTTAACTTACCAAGTTTACACGAACACGTTCCAGGCATAGGTGCAGGCAATCTAGTTATATTATTTGCCAGACCAGAGTCTGGTAAGACTGCATTCTGGGTAAATCTTGTCGGAGGTATACAAGGTTTTGCCGCACAAGGAGCAAAGGTACACGCACTAATCAATGAAGAGCCTGCAGTTAGAACACAGATGCGAGTTATTAATGCACACACAGGCATGACTAAAGAAGAGATACTAGATAACATGGACGTAGCAAAAGATAAATGGAAGGATATAAAAGATAATGTTAAACTTATGGATACTGTTGATTGGACTATTGATGATGTCAATAATCATTGTGAGCAACATAAGCCCGACATACTTATCATTGATCAGTTAGATAAAGTAAATGTGCTTGGTAATTTTTCACGCACAGATGAGAAGTTGCGAGCAGTGTACACTGGTGCAAGAGAGATAGCAAAGAGACATGACTGTTGTGTTATAGCTATATCTCAAGCATCAGCAGACGCACATGGTAAGACAAGCATATCATTTGATATGATGGAAAACTCTAAGACAGGTAAAGCCGCAGAGGCAGACTTGATCATAGGTATAGGTAAACATGGTAGCCTAGACTCACTTGATACTACACGAGTATTGTGTATAAGTAAGAATAAGATATCAGGTTATCATGGAGAGATCACTTGTAATATTGAGCCACAGCTATCGAGGTATAGAGTATGATTACAGTATTAGATGTAGAAACAAGTTTTGTAGAGCACAATGGTAAGACAGACCCTTTACCATTTCATCCAGATAATAAGTTAGTTAGTGTTGGTGCAAACGATGACTACTATTTTTTTTATCACAATGAGCATGAGTTTGACACACAGACAAATCACAGACAGCTACAAGAAACTTTAGATAAGACCACATTACTTGTAGGGCACAACATTAAGTTTGATTTGGTTTGGCTATTAGAGTCTGGTTTTAAATATGAGGGCAGACTGTATGATACAATGATAGCAGAGTATGTTCTTCTTAGGGGTATGCGTAAGGCATTATCACTAAAAGAAATATGTAAGCGTAGAAGTATTGCACAAAAATCTGACGCAGTAGATGACTATATGAAACAGAAGATTTCTTTTGAGAATATACCTATAGATATTATAGAGGAGTATGGCAGACAAGATGTTATATCTACTAGAGCTTTATTTGATTCACAGATAGCAGACTTCAAGAAAGAGGATAATAAATGTTTACTTAAATCTGTTAAGATGATGAATGAGTTTCTGCCTGTACTTGGAGAGATGGAAAGAAACGGTATTAATATTGATGTGCCAGGACTTGATGAAGTTGAGATACTATTTAAAGAAGAGTTTGGCACTATAGCACAGCGTATCAAGCACATAATATGGGAGCAGATGGGAGACACACCCTTAAATCCTGCAAGTGGTGAGCAATTATCTTGGCTTATATATTCTAGAAAGGTTATAGATAAAAAGAAATGGTCACAAACTTTTAATATAGGAATAGATAAGAGTACAAAGAGAAAGAAAAAAAGACCTATATTTTCTAAGTCAAAGTTTAAAGATGCAATAGACACACAGACAAAATCTATTAAAAAAACTATAGCAAATCATTGTGATATATGTGATGGTGATGGGGTAATGCAGAGAGTAAAAGTTAATGGTGATCCTTACAAGAACATGTCTAAGTGTGATACTTGTAGTGGTCATGGTGTAGTTTATTCGGAGTTAAATAAGATTGCAGGCTTTCAACAAAAACCTGTGGGTGTGTCTGAGGTTGCAGATGGTGGCTTCAAGACAGACAGAGACACCCTAAGAAAAATATCTATGAGATCTGATGGTGAGATTAAAGAATTTGTAGATTTAATTATTAGGTACAATGCTATAGACACATACTTAAATACATTTGTGAATGGTATAAGAGATCATGTAAATGAGGATAGCATACTACATCCTAAGTTTATGCAGTGTGTTACAGCAACAGCAAGACTATCAAGTCGTGACCCTAACTTTCAAAATCAACCACGAGGTAATACCTTTCCTATTCGTAAAGTGATTACTTCTAGGTTTACTGGTGGCAGTATAGTTGAGATAGATTTTTCACAGCTAGAATTTAGAGCCGCTGTATTTTTAGCCCAAGACAAACAGGGCATGAAAGATATTGAAGATGGTGTAGATGTCCACCAGTTTACTGCAGATACTATAGGAGTATCGAGGCAAGACGCAAAGGCACATACTTTTAAACCCTTATATGGAGGCATGTCTGGTACAGAAGATGAGAAGAGATACTACAAAGCATTCTTAGACAAGTACAAAGACATAGCAAAATGGCATGAAGAACTACAAAGCACAGCAATACAGTATAAAAAAATTAAAACACCATCAGGAAGAGAGTATGCTTTTCCGTATGCACAACGCATGGCATGGGGTGGATCTAGTTATTCGACACAAATTAAAAATTATCCTGTCCAGGGTTTTGCTACAGCTGACATTGTTCCTATAGCTTGTATAAATGTTTACAAACTAATGCGTGAACACAAAGTTAAAAGCCTAATGATAAATACAGTACACGATTCTATAGTAGTTGACGTACACCCAGACGAGCACGAACAGATGATAACTCTATTGAATCAAGGAACTGCTAATGTTGTGCCATCTTTACATAAATATTATGATATAGATTTTAACATACCACTAGACACAGAGACAAAATCTGGCTCTAATTGGTTAAATATGGAGGTAGTTAAATAGTAAAAATAACTATTGACTTTTTTACAAAAATAATGTATAAGAATTTTAATAACAAACAAGGAGGACAATAAATGTCTAACAATGAAGTAGCAAATATAGACGGTCTATCACAAGATCAGATCATGTCTATGATTGGACAAGAGAAATCTTCTACTGGTAACTTCTTACCGAAGCTAGCCATAAATAGATTTCCAGAAAATGATGATGGTGCAGAAGTACCAGTAGGATCATACGGTGTGTATGTTCCTGAACTAGACGGTATGGCTTATGGTAAGCCTGTTACATTTAGGCCATTCATGAATGCATACCAGTACATGAAGTATGACGCAGAGAAAAATGAGTACAGCAATAGAAGTATAATCTTTAAGTCTTGGAAAGATGAGGCTATAGATATACAAGGCGGTACTAGATGTGGTAAGATACCTGCAAAAGAACTTGTCAATATATCTGATGATGAAAGGGCTAAACAAAAAGCAATAAAATGTTATCGTTTAGTATATGGATTAGTATCATTCAAGGGCACATTACCAGGCGGTGCAGAGACAGAAGTAAAAGATCTACCAGTACTATGGAAAGTAACAGGCAGTAACTTTAAACCTGTAGGTGAGGCAATAGAAAGTCTTAGACGCAGAGGCAAAGTAATGTTTAATCACACACTTGATCTTAAAACTATGAAGAAGAAAGCAGGAAGTAATGTATTCTATGTATCAAATATATCTGTTAATCCAGACGAAGTTGACTTCACTGATAAAGAAAAAGAGATTCTCTTATCTTTTCAAGATGTTATCAACACTGAGAACGAAGAGATAGTAGAGCTATGGCGTTCAGCTAAAAAATCTTCTCCATCTAAATCTGATGCTAAGATTATAGAAGCTACAGATGAACTTGAAGATGATCCAATAGAAGTTTTATCTGCATGAGTTCAAACATCCTAGAAAAAGTTAGGGTGTTCCTGGAGTCTGCAAACAAAGACGCAGTAGAGGTATCCGATGATTTGATAGACCAGTTTGGTGAGGCTTGTAAGGAATCATTCCGCAAGCAGTTCACTGACCAAAGAAAAAAAGAGTTTGGTCTTAGGGCATCAAGCATCGGACGACCTCTGTGTCAGTTGCAGATGGAGAAGAGAGGCATTAAAGGTGAGTCGCAACCTTATAATGTTAAGATGAGAAATCTATTTGGAGATCTTATAGAGCAAGCGGCAATGATTATAATGAAAGCATCTGGTGTAGAGATACAATCAGAGCAGACAAAGACAGAGTATAAGCTAGATGCGGTTACTGTTAATGGTACACTTGATGTAGAGATTGAAGATAAAGTATGGGATATTAAAAGTGCATCACCATGGTCTTTCACTAATAAGTTTGGAGAGAATGGTGGCTTTCATGCAGTAGCAGAGGATGATTTGTTTGGCTATCTAACACAAGGATATATGTACGCTGAGTCTAGGCAAAAACCTTTTGGTGGTTGGATAGTTATTAATAAATCTACAGGTGAGTGGGTTGTTACTGAAGCACCAATAGCAGATGATGAATATAAAGAGCAAGCAATAAGTACTATTGATAATAACATTAGAGCTATAACTTTAGACAAAGAATTTAAAAGATGTTTCAAAGCCGAAGACGAATACTTTAGAAAGCAAAAGACAGGCAATAAAGTATTAGGTACGGCATGCGGTTTCTGCCCCTACAAGTTTCCTTGTTGGGGAGAAAACTTGCAAATGCTGCCACAACAGCAATCGCAAGCAAAAAACCCTAAGTGGGTTTGGTACACTGAGGTCAGTAATCCGAGGGTAGATGATGGCTTCTAGTGTACGCAGTCGAAAAGCCAAGGGGCGAAGGCTACAAAACTGGGTTAGGGACGCACTTCTCGGTGCGTTCCCTAGCTTAAAAATAGATACAGATATATGGTGTGCTATTATGGGAGAGTCTGGCATAGACATAAAGTTATCTGAGAAAGCCCAAAAGTTATTCCCATTCTCTATTGAATGTAAGAATAAAGAAACATGGAAAGGATTGTATGACTCTTATGATCAATCTATCTCTAACGCTAACTTAGAACCTGCTGTAGTGTTAAAGATGAATGGCAGGAAACCCCTTATTGTACTTGACTGTATGTCGTTTATAGGTATAATAAAACAAAACAACAAAGGAGAATAATGTGGCTACATTTTATAAACAATTAAGTGATGAAGATATAGAACTTATGGCAGAAGAAACTGAAAAAGAACAGCAAAACGCTGTGCATAATCTACAGGTTAAAAGAAAAAAATTACTAGAGACTGGTACTCCTGAAGATGATGAAAATATAAAAGGATTAGATGAACTGATAGGTAATATATAATGGATGATGATGTAGTAGATATATTTAATTCTGTATCTGTAATAATTACCCCGCACAAAAAAGGATTTACATGTGGTGTAATAGATCCTAAATCACCAGCGAATAGGGATATATGTTCTTACATAGCTAAAGGTTTAGTTAGATTTGTTACAACCAATGCAGATCTTATATATGAAGAAGGCATACAAGGTTTCTATGACGATACAGAAATAGCAGAGACACACGATAATAATGTAATTGATCTTTTCAATTTTAAAAAGGGAGACTTAAATTAATGACAACGCATTTAGTTATAGGAGATCCACACTGTACCCCAGCCGCCAGCAACGAAAGATTTACCTGGGCAGGCAGAATGGCAAAAGATATTGGGGCAGATAAGATAATATGTATGGGAGATTTTGCTAGCATGGATTCTCTATCTAGCTGGGACAGAGGCAAGAAGTCCTTTCAAGGTAGAAGATATCGTAAAGATATAGACCATGCACATCAAGCTCTAGAATTATTTAATAAAGCTATGGGAAATCACAAAGCTGAAATGCATATGACACTTGGTAATCATGAGGATCGTATTGATCGTATGGTAGAAGATAATCCAGAACTAGAAGGTGCTATATCTATTGATGACTTAGATTATCCTAGCTATGGCTGGAATGAATATACTTATAGATACCCTGTAGTTATAGATGGCATACACTACTCACATAACTTTCCTAGTGGTCTGATGGGTTCGGCTATCTCTGGAGAAAACATAGCCAGAACCTTATTAAATAAGAATAAAGTATCATCTACTGTAGGGCACTGCCACTTACTAGACTATGCTGTGGGTGCATACCCAACAGGTAAAAAGATAATGGGACTATCTGCAGGTTGCTACTTGACACACAAAGAATCATACGCATATAATACACAACGGATGTGGTGGAGTGGATTAATAGTTAAGCGTAATGTTAAAGGCGGAGAGTACGATATAGAAATGGTAAAC